CTGGAACCCAAGAAATATTAAATCTACCTTTTGGATTTGGAGTAAACTCTACTAGAGTATCTTTAACACCATTCTTCCATTGAAAATTACCTGTGGTTACAACACTTGTATTTTTTAAATCTTCATTATAATCTATTTGCTCGTATATTTTTACTAAATTAAATAGACTATTTTTTGTTTCATCTCTAAAAGCGTGCTCTTCTGTTCTTGGAAACTGTCTATAAAATTCATTTAACGCATCTTGATCATCTTTTAATCCAGCAGCTTCATTTTCCCAGTGCTCTATAACGCCTACTTCTATTTCATCGCCGAAACCATCAACGCATTCCTCATGTGGGGTGTCGAATACAGGTATTCCATGAGAATCAATGAATCCTTCGTAGTTCCATTCCATAGGTATGAACAAAGAATATAATCCCGACTTAGTCTGTCCATTGCGGTTTCTTTTTGTAACATCTGAAGCATAATAAAGCTTTTTAAAATTTGAGCCACCTTTATCCAAAGCGTTGGAGGTTGAGCCCATCATACATTTACCTATAATTCTACTACCTAACCTTAATGTAGTTTTAGTAACTCTCCAGTTGTTAAGTATATTGTCAGGTCTTTCCCACTTACCACTTTCATCATGCACTAATAGTTTTAACTTTTCACCATCATAACTATTATCACCTGTATTTTTCCAATCTATAGTTGTATCAAGTCCTTCTAAGTCTTCTACACCTTCTTTACTCTGTATAGACTTTCTAGTTAGTTTCGATGCTGGTATTCTATAAGCCAACTCTGTTTTAGGACGGTCCATACCGTCTTGTATTGGCTTAAAGAAAAAAGGATAATTTAAAGATATAGGTACAACCTTATCTGTAAACATTTTTTTAGCATCGGAACCAGATTTAGATAATATACCAAATCTAGCATCACTAGACATTGTAGCTAAGTTTACCGTTTCACCGGAAGACATAAAAGAGAATCCAGAACGTCTGTTTTTAAGATAGCACATTCCGTAGCATCTGGTGTCAGCTTTACAAGCTTCCCAGAATATAAAGAATAATCTATTGGCTTCTCTAAAGTCAGGTTTACCAACGTCGATTTTCGACCACTGCAAGTACATAAAGTGAGTACCAGTAATGTAAGTGTCCACACCTTTATTATTGAACCAATGGCCTTCTTCTCGTCTTCTGAATTGTTCATCTATATATGGCTCCCATTTTTCTTTAAATTCTTCTGGATAATCTCTCCAGTCGAATATACTTTTTATTCTACTTAACTCTTTTGGATATTCTTCAGCAACCCATTTATCAACAGATCTGTCGATTTTAGCTGTATTTTTTGGTAAAGCTATTTTTAAATTCTGTATCTCGTATATATCACCTATTTTACCATTCTTACTTATAACTACAACATCGTGCTCTTTGTTGTAACCATACTTCCATTTTTTAGACTTATTCAATCTTGATATGGTAGTTTTTTTAATAGGTTCAATTATTTTATATAGTGTTTGCTTGTACATTACCTAGCTCTTTTTTCAGCAAAACCTTTAAAAGTTTTTTTCTCAACCTCTTCCTTAGGTTTGTTTTCTAGCATAGCTTCTTCATCTTGTATACGTGAAAGTATTTCAAAAGCATCAAATATTGCTAGCTTTTTAGTTGCCGCAGCGTTTTTTAAACGGTCAGCTGATATATCATCATCTGAATCAACAATAGGTTCTCTAGCTACTTTTATTAATTCCTCAACAGCTTTTTGCCCAGCTTGGATTATATTCTTCTTCGTCTCCTTGATATTCATATTTAATTGTAATTTGATTGCTCGGAACTCTATAAAGTTTTTCACCCTGTATTATAAACTCATACTCCATACCTGGTTTAAAACCTACAAGATCACCTTCTTTAACTTCTAATAAATCATTGTCTTTATACCTTAATATACCGATACACGGTTTTTCAAAGTCAATAGAAAACATTTTATTTTCTTTTATGGGCTTTACGAAATTATAACCTTTACAAGCTATCCATTTTTCGTTTTTTTTATAACCATATATTTGGTCTGGAGACACTAAAAACATGTTGTCATTGTAGTAGCTTCTACTATTTTTTTCTTTACCCCTTACATCTCTATATCTTCTAAAAACATTATGATGTACTATCACCTCATCACCAACACTTATACCATTATATTCACTTGGAACAGCTAAAACTACACCTATTCTACTTACGTAATTGTGGTTTTGCATTTCGGTATTAACTATAAGTTGCTTGTCTTCTATAGATTTAGTATTGTTGTTTCTTTTTTCTAATGGTTTTATTAAAAAGTCAAAAACAGTTTTCATTAATAATCTATATTATACTCTACGGCTATAGCCATGTTTTTATTAAAATCTTTCCAGGGTATTAAATTACCTTCTTTCTTTATGTATATAGAATACTTATTCTCTTCTTCTATTATGGCTTCGATTATATGACCGCCATACACTTCCTGTCCAACAGAATAGTGCATAGCGTCATTTTTATAATCTCTACCTATACTAATCTTTCTTAGCAGGTTCATCTTCTATAATTTCACCAGTCATGGTATTAATAGTAACATCACCATACTTTTCCTTCATTTCATCGTGAAACTTTGATAAATTATCTTGTAAAGAAGACATGACGTGTAATAGTTGGTGTTTTTGAATCTCAAGTCCTCCAATTTGTTTTTGAACCTTGTTTATAGACTCAACACCTTCGTTTAATTTTTCTAATTCTTTTTTTGTTACTTTTTTCATTTTATTAAATTTAATTATAGTTATAATATATATTATTACTCGTTATATTGTTTAGTTACTTTAACAATTGCAAGTAGCTAAACAGGATCCTGTTCTGTAACAATACCTGCGTTTTCTAAAATAGCTTCCCATTCTGATTTATCAGTGTATGTATCTACAATAGGGTGTATTGTTTCTAAGTATTGTCCTATTTGCATTTCCCCATAAGATTCTATATTAAAATCTTCTTCGTTTCTTAATATAAAGTATGTTACCTCTTGTACGTTTTCTAATTTTGCCATTTTATATTATTTTTATTTCTAGTCCTATAAATCCACTAAATCTTATTTCATCAACACCCCATAACCATTGTAAATCAGTTCTATCTACAAACTGCGATGTTGTTACTAATTTTATGTTGTTCGTTATTGGGTACTTTAAAGATAAACTAAATCCACCACTTCTTGTGTTTACCTCGTATCTATCTATAAACCCATAATTACCAGTTAATCCTATATGCACTTTATCAAACATAAACACATAACCAGCATTAAAACTATACCTATGGTACTTACCCTCTATATCTGCAAACTCGTATTCTGGAAACACTACTACATAACCTATGTGATTAGGTTTACCTTGCATTTCCAAGCGTATTAAAGCATCAGTAGTAAAAGCATCATAACCACGTTTTTCATCTCCTACAACTGCTAGTTTTAAATCTTGTTGTATAGACAATGCTAACCTATCTTGTGAGTATAGATTAAAACCTATTAGTAATATGAGTATATTAAATATCTTCAACGGTAACTTCAAATGTTGTTGGTGTTCCTAAAATATCTTCTATGCTGCTATCATAAACTATATACCAAAAAATAGGAGTATCTAAACTAGCTTCTTGATAATCTACCCAATACTTAGTGATATATGTTGGTGTTTTAGGTAATCCGTAATAATCAGCACAATCTTTTCTAGCATCTATTGCTTCTTGTTCTGTTAGATATTTATATCCGTTTACTTCCATTAGTATATTGAATAATGATTATTAATATTTGTTTCTATTCCAGATTTATTTAATGTTTGGTCTGAATTATATACTATAAACTCTCTAACTTTACTTGCACCAGAAAAAGAACTTGACCAATATACATAAGGCGATATTTGACTATTCCATAGAGTAGATGCAGAAAAATTACAACTTAAAATAGTGGCTAATACATCACTATTAGTTGAATATTGACTATATAAATCAAATCTATCTGGACTTGGTAATAATGTGCCATTTTTATAATAAGATGGTGTACCTATATTAAAATTAGGAGTAGTACCAACACCAGACGAATCTAAAAATCCTAAATATAAAGAAAAACTACCACCATTTAATAAATTCCCTTTTGTATCAGAACTATTATATGTTGTAAAAATAGAACCACTAGAATTATTTAATCCAGTACTTGTAGCAGATAAAGCCCCAAAAGATCCAGCTTGCTCTGTGCCTTGATATTGCATAAAAGGAAGCCCATTATCTATATTAACAACTCCTAATGAAACTATTTTAGGTTGTTTAGATGCATTTGAAGTACTTAAATCTAAATTGTTTCCACTTTGGTCATACCACGTTGTTACAAATCCATCATTAGCACCAGTAAACGTTGTTAGTGTTCCATCTGTTATTTCTGTTGCACTAAAGTCTTGTTCTGCATTATCACTACTTCTTCTTACTCTTACTACATTTGTGTTTGTGCTAATTAAGTTTCTTAATGAATATGCAGCAGCGGCATTAGGATAGTCAGCTAATAATCCAGTTACAGGAGCTGCTCCACCATCAACTATACCACCCCATTTTGAAATAAGGCTTGTTCTAGCAGCTTCAGCAGCTCCACCTAAAGTATATTGTGAATTACCGAAAACAAGCGTACCACTATAACTCATTGCACCTTGTGAATCCCAAGCTATTAGTAAAGCGTCATAGTTAGCAGTTGATAGCGTTACATTAGTCATAAATACACCAAAACTATTTACTTGGTTAATATCCCAAGTGCTGATATCTTGATTAAAAGAAGTTGCTCCATTAAACATACCACCCATTCTAGTAACACTAGACGTATTCCAAGAACCAATATCTTGATTAAAAGATGATACATTTCTAAACATCCCCTCCATAATAGTAACACTAGACGTATTCCAATTACCAATATCTTGATTGAACGTAGAGCTATGAAACATTCGACTCATATCAGTCACATTACTCACATCCCAATTGTCTAATGGCTGGTTAAAGGAACTTGCAAGCCAAAACATTCCAGCCATACTAGTAACATTACTCACATCCCAATTATTTATTGGTTGGTTAAAAGCTGTTGCGTTGTAAAACATATTAGCCATATTGTTTACACGGCTTGTGTCCCAATTATTTATATCTGTGCTACCACCATTGTTAAACGCGGTATTTTGATAAAACATTGATAACGTACTTACAGTACCAGTGGTATTTAATGTCCAACCTCCAATATTTCTATTAAAAGAATTAGCTTGTCTAAACATATAAAAGAAATTAGTCACACTAGAAACATCCCAACTACCTATATCTTGATTAAAAGATGTTGCTGCACGAAACATTTCTCTCATATTAGTCACATTAGAAACATTCCAATTATTTAACGGTTGGTTGAATGAAGTTGCTAAATAAAATACCCCAAACATATCAGTCACATTAGAAACATCCCAGTTATTAATGTTGGTATTAAAACTTGTACACGATGTAAAACAATAAATCATCTGAGTAACATTACTTAAATTTGGTGTATCACTTGCTGATAAAACTGAAATATTAGAACAACCTCGAAAAGCAAAAGACATACTAGTCCAAGCACAAGTTCCCCACTGTTTTACATCTAAAAGTTTTAGTCTATCTCCACCATTATTAAAAGATATTTGACCACTTGTAGCAGTTACAGAAACATCGTAAGTACCAGCAGTAGAATAAGTATGAGTTTGAGTATTTGTAACTCCAGTATCTATGTTACCATCTCCCCAATCAACATCATAAGTACCTACCCAAGGCAATGTAAATTGATTATCAGCACTTGTTCCAGTATTATCTGTTTTTACTTGGATAATAAATGCGTCTGTGTTTACACCTCCCCCTGAGTCTGGACCAAGTTTTATACTACCCCAATTTACGCCAAATCCAATACCTAGTCCCATTTACTTTTATTTTATTAATAATATATCAGCTGGAAGTATACCTGTTGCCGCGTCTATAGAAGTAACTATTACCGGTAAGAAAGATCCACTCGTTAAGCCTTTAAAAGTTACTGATGTTGTGTTGCCAACAGGTGTAACCGTAATTGTAGCGTCAGCCTCAGCAACACCTATGTATATAGCTGATTGATCTATATCTACTGCTGGTATAGCTGCTACTGTATCTACTTTAGTAGCGAAATCAGGTTGATTAAAAAATTGACCCATTTTATTTATCTTTTTTTGTTGTTGTTATTTTTTTTGCTTTTTCCCAAGTTCTACCAACAAAGTAAGCTCCATAAACCGTCACTAACAATGTTTGAAAAATTGGTATGTATTCTTCTGCTATTATAAAATCACCTATGTTTCCGTCAAAAAACGCGCAAATAGTAAATATAACTGTTAGATATATAAGTACTAGTGGGCGTATGTTTTTAGACAAAAAGGAATCAGACTGCATATCTGACTTCCACCTTGCAGTCACCTGCTCTTGAGCCTCGCTGTCTGCTTTTTCTAATATTTCTTGTATTAGTCTTTGAGCTTCTAGCTTCTCTTCCTTAGTTGTTGTTAACTTATCTATAACATCTCCAACCTCTTTTATAACACCACCAGTAAGCCATTGAATTATTTTTTTCACTATTTTTTGCTTTTATTTTTTTGACAAAAGTTTCTAGCGGCTTCTCTGCTGCCAAAACCCCATTTTTTCAAAGCCATAGCGTATGGAGTTGGTTCTCCGTTTTCTTTTTTCATCTTACCACCCATGCCAGCAAATCTACAAGAAAACGAAACTCTTCTACTTCCAGTACCTTTAGTTTGTCTAGCACCTAAAGTTTTACCAGTTTCAGCTTTGTGCTTTGAGCGCATTTTTCTATTACGCTTTTCGTAAGACTTTTCCGATATTTTAAACGGTGAATTTTCTTGAGTATACATATGTTTATTTTTTAGGCGTAGATAATCTTTTTCTTGCTTTGTAAAAGTCTGCAACACGTTTTTCGTACAAGCTTTTGTCTTTATTGAAAGCTATAAGCGCTTTTGCTCTACTTAATACACCAGTTGGTTTAATAACTTCTCCAGAGTGTAGTTTTACATTTGCAATATCACCTTCTTTATTCTTAATAACCTTGCCTTTATAACTTGGTTTGTCTTTTAATACACCAGCTTTATTTTTAGCTTTATTATGGGTGTCTAAAGATATTCTAGTTTCTTCGCTTTCTGCTTTTGGATCACCAACTACAGCTATCTTTTTTTTATCTGACATATTATTGTTTTTTATAAGCTTCGTTTTCCCACTCAAAAGAAGAGTCACCTTCTGTTAGCTTTTTACCAGCTGGGCTGAATAAAGCGCCACCTACTCTTTTATAAACTCTAGCAGGAGATTTAGTATCTTTTTTCCAAGTCACCTCTTCGTTATTGTATTGAAGTCTACCTTGAGCCATTTGGTCGTGGTGAACATTTTCATGTGATATAGCCTCACGCTTTTGCTTGTCGCTAGCGTTTAAGTCTACAAATGTTGTTCCATCTCTGTTTGCCTCAGCCACAACGCCACTGTCGAGCTTTTTCTCAAAAACAGGTCTACCAAATTCTGACAATTCTTCGTTTATACCAAATAACTGCCCTTTTGGCTTTAATTTAAAGGCCATTAGTACTTCTTACCTTTACAACCTTTTTTCTTAGCCATAGACTTACCGTACTTAGCAGGTGCAGCGTCAACAGCTTCTTTAAATTTACCAGTTAGTTTACCTTCTTTAGAGGCTTTTTTCAACTCTGGAGTAAATTTACTAGGTGATTTGTCATACATTTTTGCAGGAGACCCACAAGTGCCGCAAGACTCAACGCCTACATTTAATATTGGTTTAGTTACTTTCATACCGCCTTGTGTAGACTGCTGGACTCTTGATGTGATTGGTTTGTTCATAATTATCTGTCTTTGTCTTTTATCATATCGTCAATAGCCTTGTTGTAGACTTTATCCGTGTATGATTTGTTTTTGTAAAATATGCTTCTGTCTGATGTAGGTAAATCTTCTTCACCTAACATTATTCTATAAATTCTT